CAGCGTCGCCACCTGCATCGGATCGCGCAGAGCGCCGACAACACCGCCAGCCAGCGAGCTGGCAAGCTTGCGACCACGGCCGAGACCGACCGCGTTGGCCTGCGCTTCCGCAGCGCCGGCGGCTTCCTCGGCGCCACGCGTGATCGCATAGGCGTCCTGCACGATCGGCCGCTCGATGCCGATCACGCCGGCGAATTCCGGTTTCATGCGCGCCAGCTCGGCCGCCTGGCGCTGCCAAGCGGCTTCGCGGCCTTCCATCACCGACCACGGATTGCCGCCGGCGTCGGCGATGCGCGCGCCTTCCTGCAGGTCCTTTTCGGTAAAATCCTTGCGCGGGTTCGGGAACTGAACGCCGGTCGCTTCGAAGATCGCCTTGTTGCGGCGCGCATAGGCCTCGCCGATTGCCACGTCCTCGGCGTTGGAATTGTCGCGGTAGTCGGCCAGATCGCGCGTCGTGTCCCACAGCGCTGCCGCCGCGTCGCGCTGACTTTGTTCCTTCGCCATCGTGTCGGCGAAGTTCGGCGCGAATGTCGGGTTGTCGCCGAAGCCGGTCTTGTAGAGGAACATCAGAGCCACCACAGGCCGGCGACAACGACAAGTGCCACGCCGGCAGCGATCCAGAGCGCTTTTCTCACGTAGGGGATGGCCAGGGATTGCAGGTTTTCCATTAGCGATAGGCTCCCGGCACGCGGGTTTCGAGTTTTGGTCGCATCGCCACCAGGTCGAGGATGAACGGCCGGCCGTCTTCGGCCATGATCCATTGCGGATCGGCGGTGTTGATGTCGCCGGCGGCGAAGGCGAAGCCGCCCTGCACTGCCACCGGCGTGGCGTTGCGGATCGTGTCGGCGCCGCCCTGGGGCACGCGCTTGCCGGCACCGCGGATCGACCCGAAAAAGCCTATTCCCGCCTTTGGCTGATGCGGCAGCGTCGCAAGGTCGCTGTCGGTGACCGCGTGCAAAAGGTCTTCCAAGCGGTCCGCGCGGATGTCGGACGGCACAAGCACCTTCTGGCCGGACGAGAAATAGCTGCCGCCGACCGTGGTAAAGCCGCCGAACTGCACGCCGCGATCGTAGACCGCGCCGGCAGCTTCCTGCACGGCCTGCGAGTGGACGGCCTTCGCCTCGTCCGATTTCGGGTCTAGACCATCCTCTGAAATTCGCTTGCGCGCGATCGAGGCGGCCGCGCTCTTGATGCGGGCCGAATCTTCCGGGGCGAGTTCAAGCGCGTTGCCGGCCACCGTGTTGAAGTTTTCGCGCGCGGCGTCGGTCGCAAAGTCTTTCATCGCCTTGCCGTCCGGCGTCTTGCCATAGCCAAGGATCACGTCTTCTGCCGCCCTGGGCGAACCGCCAAACGCGATGATGGCGCCGCTTTCGGCGATCATCGGCGCATCCTTGCCGAACTCGGCCAGCACATCGGCGGCCGCATTGCCGGCGCCGGCGACGATCGCGCCGGCCATGGCCGCGCCGCTCTCCGGGTTTTCCCGAATGGTCTTGCCAAGTGCTGCGGCCTCGCCGGCCTTGAGATAGCGCGCCGGCACGCCCAGCTCTTTCGAGGCCTGCTCGGCGGATTTGGCGCGCTGCGACATGATCGCGCTCATGTCCTCGGCCGTCGCGGCATCGGTCAGCGGCGGGGTCTCCGGCACGATGCCCTGCTTTTCGGCATAGCTCACCATGTCGGTCGAGATTTCCTTGCGCTTCTCGTCCACCATCTTTTCGGCGAACATCAGCGTGCGCAGCTCGGTGTCGGTCGGCTTGTCGCCATATTGCTTGCGCAGCCCGGCAACGTGCTTCTCGGCCTCCGGCAGGCTGAAATCGCGAATGGCGCGGCCAACGGAGATCTTCGCCAGCGTTTCCTGCAGCACCGCCTTGCCGTTCGGTGTGCCGGCGGCATCCATCATGAAGGTGGACAATTCGCCGGGATTGACATCGACGCCGGCCTGCAGCCGCAACGCCATCTTGTCGCCGCGCTCGCGAAAATCGTCCTCTGCGCGCACGGCCTCGCTGCGCTTTGTCTTTTCCAGCCGCTGAAGGCCGGCGTCGAGCGTCGACCAGCCTTGGCCGTCCAGCCCCTCGATGCCGCCATCGGCCATGTCTTTCTGCATTTCGTCACGCATGGTCTTGACGCCATCGGCATCGAGCGCGTCGGCCTGCTTGCCGTAATAGGCCAGCGCCGTGTTGCGGCGGCTTTCGATCTTGGCCCGCGCCGCATCGTCGGGGTCCATGATGCCGCGATCGACGGCGTTCTCGTAGTGCTGATCGATAACCGCCTGGGCGCTGGCGATCGCATCGCCGGCGTCGGGGCTTTTCGGATCGAAGCCGGCAAGCAGCTTCTGCTGGTCGGTTTCGAGCTGGCCGGTCTGATCGATGAAATCGGCGCGTTGCTGCAGCTCGACCTTCTTGGCAAGGTTTTCGCGCGCTTGGCCCAGATAGCTGCCGGCCAGCCGATCGAAGCCAACCTCATAGTCGGCCTCGATTTCCGGGAAAATGTGATCCTTTTTCAGCGCACCCTTGAGGTCGCCCATCGCCTTTTCGAGGCCGGCCGGATCGTCGCGATACTGTTCGAACAGCTGTTGCGTGGTCGAGCGCATTTCAGAGTCGACCAGCTGCAGATAGACTTTGGTGCCGGCCTCATCATAGGCGCGGCCCCGGATCGTATCGGCGCCGCCCGGCCGGAAGCCGCCGCCCTTTACTTCGAGTTTCGGCTTGCCACCGTCAGCGCCATAGAACTGCGCCTGGCTCTCATGCAGCGATTTCGCATAGGTGGTCGCGTCATCGGGGTTGTCGAAGATGCCAAGATGCTTTCCGGTCCGTCCGTACTGCTCCTTCGCCTCCTGATCCGAGAGGATGCGCGAGCCGTCATCGGCGACAGTCGGGATGAGAACTTCTTGGCCTTTGTTGTTCTGAAACGACATCGAGCGCACGGTTGAAATTGAACCGTCCGCATTCTTGACGACAGGTCGGTCCGCAAGATCGATGTTGCCAGGCGTCACCAGGCCTTTGACCGGTCCAGCTGGGCCGGCATCGGCAGAACCTGCCGGCGCGCCGCCGCCGCGAATGATCGCGGCTTCCCGCTGGCGGCGCTTCCTGTTGGCTGAAAGGCCCGCCACCGCGTCCGCGATCTGTCGCTGATCGCCGGAGCGAACCGCGTTCACCACCCTCTTGGGCAAAGAGCCGTAATTGTAGGTCACTGACAACAGCGCGCCGCGCGTCGCAGCCGGAAGCTTGCTCCAGTTTTCGCTGCCCGTCTGGCCGGCGGCGGTATGTTCAAATTCGACAAGGCGCCGCGATAAATCGCGCTCGGCGTCGTCTCGTGTGATCTTCATTCCCTGCTGGACGCGTACCTTCTTGCCGTCTGGCGTCGTGATCGTGTCGGAGCCGTACCCGGTCCGATAGGCGTTCACGTCCCAATATGGCGTCGGGCGGAACCCTTCTTCCTTGCGCAAGATGCTAGCGGCGATTGCCCGCTGGTCGGTGCCAGAAACTGTCACCCCACCGCCGGCGGGATCGCCACCGCCGGTGTATTCGGCATCGGGCCGGCCGGCGAGTGCTGCTTGCTCGCCCGCCTGCGCGCCCTGCCTGGCCGCTTGCCGATCGGCAATCTGGCCGGCCTGCGCCGCCATGCGAAACAGGCCTTCGGAAGCGCGCTGCAGCAGCTCGCCGCCTGGGCGTGCTACCGGCAGCAACCCATCGGCCAGCACCGGTTCGACGCGAAACGGCCGGTAGCTGACCGGCTGCAGCGGTTTCGTCGTCATCAGCCACGCTCCCCAAACGAAAGTAGATTGTCAACGCCGCCGGTGAACGCATTGAGGAAGCCCAGGCGGCGCGCCGATTTGGCGGCGGCGCGGTAGCTGGTCGCGCGCTCGGCCAGCCGCGAAACCCGCGTCATTTCGGTGCCGGTCGCGGTGGACAGGCCAAGATCGGCTTCGCGGTAGGCGTCGGTGCGCGCTGCTTTTGCGGTGCCGAATGACAGGTCGACGCCGGACCCTGCATAGGCCACGTCCTGCGCGCCCAGCGCGTCGGCCATCTGGCGCTTGATCGACGTGCGCCGGTTGATGCCCTGCAGCGTCTCGATGCTCTGCTCGCTCTCGGCGTCGGAAGCGGCCATTTCGTTCTGCGCGGCTTCGGCATTGCCCGCGCCGATCGCCGAGNGGCCGCCGTTGCGCCGGCGGTGGCGCCGCCAAATCCGAGTGCCGCCGGGATTGCCAATAGGAATTGCATCAGAGTTTGGTCCCCATTGCGATATCGCGCACCCGAAGCTCGCCCGGCCGCTTTTGCGTGATGACGGCGGTAGTGCCTTCCATCATGCCCAGCAGGCCCGTGACGGTCAGAAGCTTGGTCTTGACTGGCATCGGCGCATCCACCTGGTCGTTGGTGTCGTGCAGCTCGAAATCTTCCGGCGCCTCGCCATTGGCGCCCACCGCAATGCTGTCGGTGTCGGCGATGTTGACGTGCAGCGTGTGGATGCGGCCGGGGCGCAAGACCACTTCGTCACTGCCGGTCACCAGCACCTGCGGCATGGTCTCGAAGCGCGGCGCGATCCAGCGGCCGACAAGGGCCGCCGCATAAGCGTCGCCCAGCGCGATCGAGCCGCCGGCGCAGGCGAACGGGCCCAGCACATAGCCATCGGCCTTGGCCCACAGTTCGGCGCCGTCCTCGAAGGCAAGGCCGGTGATGACGCCGGCAAGGTCGGGGACGGCGTTGACCGTGTCCTGCAGGTAGATCGTGGTATCGTAGAGCTCGATCGACGTGCGGCCGGCGCGCTCGACCGCAAGCCAAAGCCGGTTCTTGCCGTCGATGCCGATTTCGCGCACCAGGCCGCCGCCGGCCGCCAGCCACTCGCAATAGCCGTTGATGTCCTGATTGCGGATCATCTGGCAGGCGATCAGGCGGCCATCGGTGCGCATCAGCCAGCCCTTGGAGGCGTCAAGATCGGTCGCCGGCTTCTGGTTGGCGCTGCGAATGAGATTGTCGGCCAGATGCGAGGCCAGCAGCGACACCGGGTCGGCATTAAAGTTCGTGGTGGCCGATGTCACCGCTTCGGTGACGCGCAGCACCTGCTTGCCGCCCTGGGCGGCGAACGGCAGGCCCTGCGGGTTGATGGCGACGTAGTACATCTCGCCTTCCAGCGTGAACGGCTTGCAGTTCGGCTGCGCGCCGATCTCGCTGGCCGGCACGAAATTCAGCGGCGTGTTGCGCTCGATGGTGCGGTTCGGCACGAAGTAGAGGGCAAGGTCGGTGAAGATGAAGAGATTGTTCGAATCCTTCACGTGCAGGATGGTTTCGTTGGTCAGCGATCGCAGCTTATCGAGCCGTGCGGCGTTATCTGTGGCGCCATCGACGTTGAGATCGAAATACTCGGCAATCCGGCTCATCGCCATGGCGCCGGTCACCGCCGGAATGCGGTAGTAGTCCAGCCGGTCCTGCACAAGCGCCGCTTCCCCGGGCCAGCCCTTGATGGTCGAAAAGACCTCTTCGGTATCGGTCTTGCCTATCTGTGTATGGAAGGGCAAAGCCGAAACCTCGGCCGTGCTGACGATGATCGCCGACAGTTCATATTCCTCCCCCGACAGGGCGCCACCAAAGGTGACGATCAGCTCCATGTTGTAGTTGCCGGACGGGTTTTGCACGGCAACGGTGACGCCGGCGCCGAGCGATGGCAGCGCCACCAGAGCCGCCTGAATATCGGCCGCCCATTGCGTCCAGTCGCCGGGATAGGTGGCCGAGTTGATTCCGACCGGCACGCCGAGGTGTTTGATCGGTACCGCGGGCGTCGTCTCACCATTCACGGTGATGGTGATGAAGGCTTGCGGATCGTTATTCCAGCGCATGAAGATGTCCCACACGTCATCGGTCTTGGCATAGACGCCGCCAAGGTCGGCCGATGGCACGGGGTCGTAGGGCCACAGATCCTGCCGCCAGTCGTGCAGCTGGCCCGATGTCGCCAGAAACAGCCGCACGGTTTCGAGCTGGCCGTGGAAAATGCCGATCGTGTTGCCTTCGGAGTAGAAGCCAAGGTCGGCCAGCATGCCGGCCGTCACGGTCGCGATGCGCGCCGACCCGACGAAACCGGCATCGGTGAAGAAATCGGCGATGCCGGCGGTTACGAAACACGCCAGAGTGTTGCCCTGGTCGGTGGTCAGGTCGACAAAGCGCGGCCGTTCGGCGGTTCCGCTCTCGAAAAAAGCCGAGACGGCAAGGCCGGACACATTGGTTCCGGCATTCGAAAATGTCGCGCGGATGCGCAGCGAGGTAGCGGCTTTCTGCTGGCCGGGCGCATAGGCCGCCAGCCGCGTGACCGGCGTTCCGGTCTTAACCGCGAAGGGGCCGCCGACTGCGACCCACACGCCCCCGACAAAGGCTTCAATGGTAAAGGTCGCCGTGCCGGCGTCGATCGCGAGGCCGGATGCGAGCACCGCCGCGACCGTGCCGGCAACCGTGCCGCTCCAAATGGTTTGCGTTCCCGTGTGCGGGCCAAAGGTCGGCGTCGGCGCCGTGATCGCGCGGGCTGACAGCGGCCGGCGCCATTCGCCCTTGCGCCACGAGCCGCCCATGCGGCGAAAGCCCGACTGCGGCACCGGCTCGATGCCCTTGAAGGCAAGGCCGCCCGCATAATACTGCTTGATGTCGACGCGGCCTTTGGCCTCCGGCGAGAATTCGCCGGCATTGCAGGAGCGTTGCGGAGCGGCCGGGCGCGCGACCATCTACCAGCGCCCGTGCCAGGGTTCGCTGCTGACGCGCCCGCCGTGCAGCACGTCCGTGACCGCCGGCGAACCGACCGGCGAGCCGGCGCGGTCCTGGGCGATCAGACGGCCGAAGATGCCGCCGGCGCCGCCGGTCGCCGGCGTGCCGATCGCCGCCGCTTCCTTGTCGGCCTTCAAGTCGCTGTCCTGCGTCAACGGGACAGCAAGATAGGAGGCCAGCAGCGTGGCGAAGCCATCGGCGAACTGCGGCGGCCATGCCGCCGGGTCGAGCGCCTGCTTGCAGCGCGCGTACACGACCGGCTCATTGGTGAAAACGGTTGTGCCCTCGATGGCGAAGTCGCGCAACGGCACGTTGCACAGGGCATCGGAGGTGAGCTTGAGCGGCGGCCCCAGAATGCCGCCTGGCAGATCGAAGCCATAGGTGTACCCGATGACGGGCGTGGCTTCCTGCCGCGTGAGCAGAAAGGTCTGCCGGCAGAAGGTCCAGTCGTGCAGGCCGAAGGTGCGGGCGATCGCGCGCGGCCAGAAAATATCGACCAGGCCGCCAAGCGTGGTCTGTTCGTCAATCGAGAATTTGGGCGCCAGCCCGAGTTCGACCAGCGCCCAATTCACGATCATTGCCTTGTCGATTTCCGCTTCGGCCATGATGTCCCTCTGCCGGCTTGCCGGCGATTACGCGCCAGCAGCGTCGGTGTTGACGGCGACGGTGATGTTGCCGCCGGCCGGCACGGCAGTGACGATCAGCGCCACGCGATCGGCGACGCCATCGGCGACGCAGAGGCAGTCGATGACATCGTTGACGTTGAGCTTGTTGCTGCCGACGACGCCGGAAACTCCAGTGCCGAAATAGCCGGCCGCAATGACGGTCGCGACCGCATCGGCCGTGGTGTAATTGTACCAGTTGGTGCTTTTGCCGGCGGAGCCGTAGGGCGTGGAATTGTAGAGCGCCAGCGAGCGAGGATTGAAGGCCATGGGAAATGTTCTCCTGTTGAAGCGTTGAAGCGACGGGCCGCCCGCCGGATGGCAGGCGGCCCGCTGGCGATCGGTTAGCCGGCCGGGATTTCGTCGGTCAGCACGGCCGGGCGAACCGGCTTGGCAATCTTCAGGAAGTCGAGACGCTTGACGCCGGCCGCCTGGATGCCGACAGCGGCGCCGCCCAGGCCGGCCTTCACCAGGTAGGGAGAGCCCTGCATAATGGTTTCCTGGGTGATGGTCGGCGCTTCCTTGTTCCACGGCGTTTCCGCGCCAATCGAATCGTGGTGCCACATGTAGGCGTAAAGCGAGGTGCCATCCTTGCCGGCGAAATACTCATCCGGCCCCTCGATGTAGTGGACGCCGCTCCACGTGCGGGTGCGCATTCGCTGGATCTTCGAGAACGGCGAATTGTCCAGCCCGACCCACTGCGCGTCGGAAAATTCCTTGTAGAATTTGAGCTGGCTCATCCACATCGCAGGCAGCATGCAGAACACCTGCACTTCGCCGGTATCGTCGGCTCCGGTGCCGGCGATCTGCGCGCGGGCCTGTTCGAGGTCGATGATGTCGATCACCGCGGTGCCGTTGCCAATCGTGATGACGCCGGCGCCGCCCGACGCGAAGGTTGCCAGCGCGTCGAGCTTGATCTTGTCGCGCTTGCGGCGGATGGCGGCGGTGATGATTGTCACCAGGGCGGCCTGTTCGTTCGGGCCGGCCTTGTAGGCATCCTGCACGCGCCACCAGTCGGACGCCTCGAAATCATCCATGGTCAGCTGGACGGTGGTCAGGCCGGTGCCGGTGACAGGCACGCGCTCGATGGCGCCGGTGAGCTTGTAGACTTCGGTGCGGCCGATGATCGGGAACTTGACGGTGTTGGCTTGGGTGTCACCCGACATCATGGTGCCGTCGAGCAGGCCGCCATGGGCCTGAAACTGGACGGTGACTTTGTCTTTGATCTTTTCGGTAAACCAGGCTGCGATCTGGATCGACATGGGAAATCCCCTTTGGGTTGCTGTTCAAAAGCAGCCGTGGGGCCGATAGAGCCGGTTCCTGCAGGGTCCGGTGAAGGATAGCCCGCCGCCGCCGGGTCGCTCCCTTGGTTGCGCCGGCCGAGAATGACCCGGCCGGCGCGGCGTCAATTGCGCGGGATCAGACGCCGATGAGCTTCTTGTATTGCTCATCGAGCGCGTCGTGCTTGGCGCGGTCGAATTTTGGATGCTGCGGGTTCATTTCCGGCGCGGCCAGCTGCGCCTTGAGCGCGTCGCGGGCGCCCGACCCTGCCGGTGCGGCGCCGGCGCCGGAGAACGGTTGCGCCTTGTCGCCGCCGGTCATCTTGGAGGCGAAGAACTCGATCAGCTGGTTGCCCTTGGCGGTGTCCATGAGCATCAGCAGGCCGTGTTCGCCGACTTCCTTGGGCAGGCCGTGCTGCTGCATGAGGTTGACGAAATCTTCGTTGGCCTGCATGCGGGCATCGATGGCCTTGTCTTGCTCGGCCTTCGGCAGGCTCTTGGCGGTTTCCGGCAACAGCGCCGCACGTTCGGCGACCGGGTCGATCGCCGCTTCCAGCATGCCGGCTTCCTGCGCCTGGGAGTAGAGCGCCGTGGTCAGCTTGTGCAGCGACGCCACAGGGATTTTCTCTTCCATCGCCACTTTGGCCACGGCGCCGAACAGCGGATCGGCGGCAAGTGCCTGCAGCTGCGGCCGGATGGCTTCCGGCGCCTTGTCGATTTCGAAGGCGTTATAAGCCTCGATCTTGTCGGGAACCGCCGAATCGCGCTGGCGATAGCCCTCAAGCGCCTTGTGCTGCTTGTCGATCGTCTCGCGATCATCCTTGCCGAACATCGTTTCGGGCAGGCCCTGCGGGCGGTAAGGCCCGGTCGCGCCAGCGGCTGCAGCTGCCG